GCCGACGGTCTTGACCGATAGCGTCAGTGGTACATCGCGGCCGTTTGTGGTTGCCATTGGCGTGCCTCAATAAAAAAGCGGGGCACGAGACCCCGCTTTTGTCTTCACCCAGCGAGCGTGTCTCGCGTGACTTCGATCAGATGGCCGCGTCGAGCAGCTTGACGGTGAACGGCTCGGACTTGCCGGTGGGCGTTTTCAGCTTGCCCGGCAGGCTCACGGCGTTGAAGTCGTTGGCCAGGAAGTCGAAGGCGCTGTCGGCAGCGATCACGGCCTCGTGGACCTCGACGATCACCGGCAGGCCATCCACCTGGTTCTTGCCGTCAAACAGGAAGCGAGCGCGAATCTGCGCTTCGGTGCCGCCTGCGATCTGCGTACCGCTCACGGCGGCGTAGGTGCCGCTGACCTTGAGCGAGGCGTTGTTGGCGATGGCGCCGCCCGACTTGGCCTTGATCATGCCCAGGCGGTAGTTGATCTCGTAGTCGGTGCCGAGCACGTAGGTCGTACTGCCGGCGCTGTTCTTGACGGCGAGACCTGCGGTGGCGACGTTCAGATGGCCGAGGTCGACCCAGGCGTCCAGCTTGGCAGTGATGACCTGATCGGTCATGGTGCCGCTGCCCTGGTTGTAGGCGGTCTTGGTGCCAAGGAACGCCTGCACCAGCGTTTCGCCGGACACTTCGGCGAAGTCCACCGTGAACTCGAACGGCTGGGCCAGGGCGACGGATTCCACCACCTGGCCGTAGCCGCCGCGGCTCTTGGAAACCATCTCCTTGAGCTCGGTCTTGGGGGTGATCTCGAACTTGGTCACCTCGATCGGGCCGACGCGCGGGGCAAAGGCGTTGATGGCGGGGTCGAAGCGTTCGACGTACAGGTCACCTGCGCCGATGAAACCGCGAGCGGACATAGTGGTTCTCCAATGTGGGGTCGTGTAGCAACACGGACGTTGACAGTGGAGAATTCTTTGCCAAACGCTACTGAGCGTTTAGCGGCTGCTTTTCGCTGTCAGGGGCTCTGCAGCGATTCGACGTACTCGACGACGATCTCTATGGTGGCCGACACGATGTCCACGCCGTCGCCGCGCGGACCGATGTCGCGTCCGATGTAGTCGACACCAATCACCCTTTCCCCCAGGGTTGATCCGTCGTGGAAGATCGCGCGTTTGAGGTCGCGCAGCATGGCGTGAGCCTTGTCGTTCGGATGGTTCGGGTCGCACCGGTCGTAGGCCACCAGCACGTAACCCTGGCGCACTTTCATCCCGGGCTCTCGGTTCGACTTGCCCATGGTCGGGCTATCCAAGCCCTCGACGATCACGCAGCACGGGATACGGCTGTCGTCGATCTTGCGGCGGCCGCGCATCACAGTGACGCCGATGTCCGTCTCCGCACCGCTTGCCTTGACGATCGCAGAAAGGCGGGCGCTCAGTTCAGCAGCCACGTCGGCTGCGCGCTTGATCAGGCTCATGTCAGTGCTTTCTGCAGCAGGCGCTCAGCCTCGTCGCCAAGCTGCCGTTCGAAGTCGTCGCCGATCTCGTCAGCGAGACCGTTGTTGATGGTGTAGCGGAACAACTGGTAGACGCTCGGCCCGTACAGGTGCTTGTAGGCTTTGCGGCCCTCACCGGTGCGGGCGAACACGCCGAGGCCGTTGCCGTTTCGTAGCGGCATGAGGAACAGTCCGTCCGACTGCTTGCGGCTTCCGCGCGTGACCTCGACGCTGATCCCTGCTTCTTTCAGGTTGGGCGCAATGCCGCGGGTCTGGTCACCCTTGCGCTCTGTCCAGCCAGGCCACGGTCCAAACGCCTTGCCCATCGAGCGGATGCGATCGTTGCTCCACGTCACTGAGCGCGTTGTTTGGCGACTGTCGTAGCGCGCCAGCGTGGTCAGATGACCCTTGCTGCCGAACGCGACCACGCGAGCTCGCACGTCATTCGGGTTCTTTGCGTGCTCTATCGCCATGCGCTCGCGCACGTAGTCCGGCGTCAGGTTGATGCGCTCGGTCATGCGTGGCACGGCCAGGTCGTAGGCCGCATCTGCCACGCGGTTCGTGACGGCAACGGCGGCTTCGCCAAACCCGGCCTCGGCCAGGCGCCCTAGCCGACCCTCGAAGCGAGCCAGGGCGCCGACGTCAATCTCGATCGACAGGCCGCGACTGGTCATGGAACGTAGTGGGGCCGCAGCACCCAGGTCTCTTTGGTGCCGTCGTCCTTGATCATCACGTCAAGGTCGTAGTCGCCGTCCGGGTGCTGCAGGCGGTCGCCGCTGCGCGGGTTGTAGGACTTCGGCACGTAGGCCACGTCCTTTTCGACCACCACGTCGCCGCGGTACATCGCCTGCTCGCTGCCGTAGCCGGTGAGTTGCACACCATGCTTGACGGCAATGCGGCGCGGCGGCGTGACGACTTCCTCACGCAACAAAGACTCCTGGCCGAAGATGGCCAAGAGTCTTTCGGACATTCGGCTGAACGCCGAGTGCATGGTCAGATCGAGAGTTCGATCACCGCGCGAGGCCGGGTGTTCAGCATCAGCGGGTTGGACTGGGCTTCCATGTCCACGCCCTTGCCAAACTTGCGCAGTTCCTGCTTGGCGTAGAACGGGATGCCGTTGGTGTTCACGGTCTCCACGTAGTCGGCCGGGGCAAACTTCGTGATGAACATGTCGCGAACGCCCAGCGGGATCATGTACGCCTTGCCGGCGGCGATGAACCGGTTCGAACCCACCGAGGCGTTGTATTCCTCGATCGTGACATCGGCGAAGCTAAAACCGCGGCGGGTATCGCTGCGCAGGAACTGGCTTTCCTGCCAACGGTCATACGCCTTTTCGACGTCCGGGTGGGCCACATAGGCGTCGTGGAACTCGGGCGAAGCCAGGATGTGCCAACCCGAGAAGCTGATGCCGCCCAGGTAGGCTTCGCCCTGGCGCTTGGCGTCAACCAATTTGTTGCGCACCTTGGTCGCGGTGTTGTCGAGCACCATGTCGTAGGTCTGCTGGCTCACACCGAAGGCGCTGTACAGATCCAGCAGCACGGTCGTGCCGTCGGCGTCCAGCACCTGGCCCTTGATGGCACCCATGCGTTGCCATTCGAGGGTCACGTCCAGATCGCCGCGCATGCGGGCCAGTTCGCGGTTGACCACTGCTTGGACAGCCTGCGTTTCGGTTTCGCTGCCGAAGGCACGCACACCTTGCACTTCGTCGGCGTCGATACCGCCGGTCTGCGGCAGGTGCACGGCTCGGAAGTCGAAGCCCTTGCGCTTGCCCTTGTCGCGGCCGACCGCCGGCTGACCGCGCACGCCGGCGGGGATCAGGGCGATACTGTCGCCTTGCATTTCGATCCAGGCGGTGACGGTGTTCATGCCGGACTCGGCGAACAGGCCCATCTGACCCAGGCGACCGGGAACGGCCGGCGTCTCGTTGATCGCAGCAATCATGCTGGTCACACCGAAGGCGTCGCTGTTGAAAATGTCGAGAGATGCCATTTCTATTTCTCCGTGGTGTGATCGGGTTCAGCGCACGATGACGCCGCTGGCCAGCAGGTCGGCCTTGCCGTTGGCGTCGATGCCGGTCAGGCAGGCGCCGTTGACTTCGCAGTCACGCAGGTGCACGACCGCCTTCACGTCGCCGGTGGCGGCAGGCAGGTTGTCGTACAGGATGGCGGCGGCCACGCGGTGACCGTCGTCGGTACCGGTCTCGTTGTAGGGGACGTACTTGCCGCTGGCGGTGATCTTGCCCAGCACCGTGCCGGCCTTGAGGGCCGCGCCGCTCAGGGTCACAGTGACCTTTTCGCGGCTGCGAGTGCCGCTGGCTTCGGACAGCAGGTGCTCACCGGTGTGGCGGCCTTCGTTGACGATGCTCATTTCTTGGCTCCAGAGTTGTGGCGCGCAGCCCAGATAGCAGCGGTGTTGACCCCCGACGGCTGCGCGCCATTGGTCGGAGAGGTGCTGTGCTTCGGCGCCGAGTCGATCTCGATGCCGTCATCTTTTTTGGCCAGGGCCTCGACCAGGTGGGCGCGGGCCTGCGCCACGGTCTTGTTGGCTGCGATCAGCGCGCTGGCGTC